GATGAAGTTTTATTTAATTTCTGATAAAACTTGTGAGATAATACTCCATAGTAATCAACACCAACGTAATCATCATCTTCATACAGTCTTCTTATAACTGAAGACTCTAAGAACTCATCAGAATTACCATTAAAATAAGGTGTGAAACCATAAGTATGTCTCATGCCTATTACTTTTTGAATCTCTTTATAGTAAATCTGTCTTACTCGAAGCATATAAGATTACCTAAACCTTTAGATATTAAGATTTCCGCTAAAGCTTGGTTATTTTCTAAGTCGTAGTTAGAAATTACAGAACCAGCTAATAGTATCTTTCTATTTACGTTCTTAAATACCCATTTCTTAGGTTCTAAGATAGTTTCTTCTTATTTATTAATATTCAATTGACTTTCTTCTGAAAGTTCCTTAGAACGCTTCTTATAAGTTCTTTTAGTCTTTTTCTCTTCCATAAAAAATAGTTATTAGTCAAATTTAATAAAAAAAGAGGGTACTATGACCCTCTAATTATATTAACTTAAATTATATTAACTTTAATTAAGCTTATATTAAATTAAATTTCGGAAGTGTTTGATAATAGTTCTTAAGTCTTTCTAAGTGTTCTTAAGCGTTCCGAACCGTTCCGAACCCTTTAATAAAGCTTAAATACTATTAAAGTAGGTAACCTGCTAACGTAGAGTCAGTTGTAGTTGCATCAGTTGCAAAAAACTTCTTCGCTTTACCTCTATTTACTCCCGTAAAAGTTAAAACGTCTCCCGTATCGTCTCCCGGAGCAGCTCCTGAAGTCTTAGTCTGTTCTGAAAGCTCTACACCGTCAGTTTCTCCTAAAACAGTCCATTTACCATTCTTGTCTTTAAGTACGAATACTAAAGAAGTTCCTACCATATCCTCGATAGCGTTTCTAACCGCTGTAGAAGCGTCGATAGTTCTAAAAGTTACTGTCTCGTTATAGTAATAACCTGAGTTTGAACCTACTTGTAATTCTTCTGTAAAAGAAGCCGTGTCCTTATGAACTGTAAGAGCGTATAAACCTTTGTAAGTTTCAAAAGTGATAGCATCAATTTCTCCTGATACAGTTTCAGTAAAAGCAGTAATCTCAGACTTATTACCTACATAAATTTTGTCTTTCTCAATACCAGGTACGTTGAAAGTATCGTCGCAAGAAGGTCCTGCCCACCCTGCTGTAATTAAACATTCTGCCATTTTATATCTTTTTAAAAGGAGGCCATTAGAGACCTCCTAATTAACAATCTTTTATTAGTAGTTAGAAACTACAACTTGAGATGGAAAGTGAATCTGGAATCCCATAGCGAATCTACCCTTAATCCATACATTCTCTCTGTACTGGTCCATTCCCATTTCTAAAGAAGTTTCTTCTCCTTCAACATCAACAGTTAATACTAAGTCAGATTCTTTGATAAGTACTAAGTAGTCTGTTCCGTTTAACCCTGGTAAACCTTCGATAGCAATGTTCGTACCGTCTACAAATCTCTTTTCGAAACCTTTATTGTAAACTACAGTCCCTTTATTATCTCTGTATCCTCTTTCATACATCTGAACTTTATCATCTCCCATTAAAACGTACCACTTCTCGTCTTGGATAGTAGAATAAGCATCTACTGGAAGAGCTTGGTATAAGTCTTCAACTTTCTCAAGAATATTAGCTTCTGTTAAAGCTCCAGCTGTTAAAGCCTGAGCAGCAGGAATACCACCACCAGCGATTTCGTCAGCAATAACTTTGTTAAGACCATTTAATTGATCTAAAGAAGATAAAGCGTTAGGTGCAGTAGCTTTGTTACCTTTAACCAATACTAATTCAGTTACTTTGTTGATAGCTTTATCTAACTCACCCATCAACTGAGATTCTAGAGGAGCTAAAGATTCGTAATCTTGCCCAGCTGGCATGATTTGTCTAGTGAATTTAGTCTCTAAAGTTCTAACACAATACTCAGTGTTGATCTTCATAGATTCAACTGTGATGTCTCTTTGTGCGATGTTTAAGTCACCTGAAGCATTAAATCCACAAGCATCTCCAGATTGAAATAAATCATAGTCATGAGATACGTCTGGTAATTTGTGTGCTCCTGGTTTGAATCCAGTGTAAACTGTTGCTAATTGTGCTAATTTCGATTTCATTACCGATTTAGCGAAAAATGTTCCTGCGTGTTCAGTTGTATAGTCTGATAACGCTGTTAAATCAAATGCCATTTTATTATTTTTTTAAGTTTCTAATTATATCTCTAACTGAATTCTTCTTAGTTTCAGTAGGCTCAACCACTGGCTTTAAGTCTTCGCCAATTTCCTCAGTTAGTTTGTTGTTTAATTCCTTAATCTCTAAATCCTTTGCTTCGATAGTCGCTTTAAGAGAGTTCATAGCCTCGTAAGACTCTTCTAGTACGTTTCTAGTTTCGATTAATTCACTATCTAAATCAGCGTTAGCCTCTTTTAAGCTCTTAACCTCGTTAGTGATTTCTGCGTATCTATCTTGTAATTCGTTAGATGCTGTTTCTAATTTGTTAGATAAGAAAGCTTTTACCTTATTAAGGATACTTTCTTTTTCTTCTGTTACCTCTTCCACTACTTCGTTAGTAATTTCCTCCGTAGATTCAACTACTTCTGTAGTTTCCTCAACAGTCTCTTCTACGTTAGTAGCTTCGATAGCAACCTCTTCAACTGCTTCTACAGTCTCTTGATTTTCTGCCATTTTTAAACCGTTTGGTATATTATTAAATTTATTTACAAATTCCTTACTCGCCATAGCTGCGATAGCTACTCCTTCCGTTAATCTATCCGCGAAACCGTGCTCTAAAGCTTCCGCTCCAGTTAACCAAGTTTCTTCGTTCATAAGAGCAGTTAACTTAGATTCCTCTAGGTTAGAGTTCTTTTTATAGATATTAACGATAGTATCTTTAATCTTGTCTAGTACATCCGCTTGTTTTCTTAAGTCGTCCGCTTCTCCTCCAGCCATAGTCCAAGGGTTATGAATCATAAAGAAAGCGCTTTCGCTAATCTCTAATTCATCTGCTCCTAAAGCAATTACGGTAGCGATACTAGCGGCTAAAGAGTTAATCTTTACCGTTACTTTATTAGGTAAACCTTTTAAGTAGTTATAAATCTCGATACCTTCGAAAACAGAACCTCCCGGAGAATTAATATTAACTACTACTTCTTCCGTAGGATTTCCTATCATATTAGATAGTTCGTCTTTAAGGTCTTTAGCGCAGATTCCCCACCCTCCTATCTCGTCGAATAAGTCTAGCTCTACTGCGTTATTTACTTTTAATGCTTTATACCACATATTTTATAATATTATTAACTTTTTTT